TTCGTCTTCGTCATAAGCGAATTGATCGTCCATCATGAAGTTTATTTCTTCGTTATTTAGATGAGGTTTTGTTTGTTTGTAGTACTCGTATAACAAATCTTCATTATCTAACTTACTGTAATCTTTATTCAACTGAACATAATCGTTTAAATCCCCACCAGTTTCCTCCATAAAGTCCATTAACTTTTGTATGTTTTCTGGTAGTGGTTTTCCTGTGGCTTCTGCCTCCGCAACAGCCTCTTCAACTTGCTCTTCAACCTCAGCAACTTCTTCTTCAGTAGAATCTTCAGTTATTTCTTCTAATGCTGGAGCTTCTTGTGCTTCTGCTTCCGGCTGTACTTCTTTTTGTTCTTGTGGGGCATCGGCATTTTCATCGACTCCAACCACTCCCTCGTTGACAGGGTTATCTTCTTTAGTTTCATCTTCTTTTGGTTTGTTTGGTTTGTTTAAATCAACCTTAGTTACTGTTTGCTCTTGTACTTCAGGTTTTGTTTTCATTTTTGCTTTAACCTTAGTAACGTTTCCTTTTGTCTCGTTACCATCTGGTTGTTTTTCTTTCTTTGCTTTTACTTTAATCTTGCCAGTTTCTTCGCTTGCTACTGGCTCTTCTCTCTCTGCCATAATATAATATAATAATAGTTAATAAATTTATCTAGGACCAAAGCTAGACATATCACCTAAACCTCCTAGTACATCATTACCTGAAGACTCGAAGTTTTTAGGCGCTTTGTCATTATTTCTTTGGTCTATAAGCTCACTTTGTTGTGTAGCTTGTATTTTTGTTCTCTCGTCTTTACGATCTTCTTTTTCTTTTTCTTTACCTTTAGCGTTTTCTACCTCTGCATTTTTAAGTTGCATGTTGTAGTTAAACTCTATTTGCATAAGCTCTTTTTTCATCTCTATTTCTTGCATCATTCTTTGAGACTCTATCTGTGCCTTTACTTGTTCAAGCTCCGCTTGACTTTGCGTTAGCGCTTGGTTTTTTTGAACTTCAGCTTGAGCTGCAGCCGCTGCCGACTGTTGGTTGAGCTGCGCCTGTTGCTCCATGTTAGCTTGTTGTATTTGTTGATCTTTGTCTTGCTTTTTCTTTCTACGTATTTTAAGAAGTTGATTTGCAAGTTTTACATTTCTTATATCTCTAAGATCAATAGCGTCTTCAAGCTCTATGCTTTGTTGTTGTAATGCCATTTGTATATTGTTTTCTAGCATTTGCTTTTCTTCTTCATCTGGCATTAACTCTATAAATATACCAAAGTCATACAAGTGTAGATTTGACATTTCTTTTAGCGTAGCTACATTATGAGCTCCAATAGCTTGTATAAACGCGTCTTTTGTTGGTGAATACTCTATAACATCTGATATTCTGAGTGATAAGCATTCAGCAGTTGATGCTGTTAAAAATAATCCTGCTTGCAAAATATGTCTAGTTGCTGTGTTTGAGTTTGCTGCGGCTAACTTTTGAACACCTACTAAAGCGTTTTTATCTGGCATACTACCATCTCTAGCTTCATTAAGACCGGTTACATCTCTTATCATTTGCAAGTAATAATTGTAATTACCAATAAGAGCCTGCATTTTATTACCACCACTACCTGATGTTATTTCTTGAATAGGTATTTTACCTGGATTCATATCACCTTCACTTGTAAACGATCTACCAATAACACTACCAGTTTGGAAGAACATGTTTAAAGCTTCTTGTGGGTTGTAGTTTGTGCCATTACCTAAATCAACCTCAGCTAAACCATCAGCATCCATGTAAACACCATCAGGAACCATACGTGATAGTATTTGTTGTAGCTTTAAATGAGTTAGTTGAATCATATCAGCAAAACCTGTTATACGTTTTACTAGTGAATCTATTCTACCATCGTACATTCTAGGAGCTACTATAGAATAATTCATTTTTACTTTTGTAAAATCACTTTTAGGTCTCATCATGTTTCTAGCCATCTCCCATCTAAGTAGTTTGTTACTACCTAAAATCATAGCGCCATCGTATAAACACTCTATAGATCTTAACATTCTACCATAACCACCTTCTTTGTCAGATGGTGGATTGTACTGATCATCTCTAGCTATTATTTTATCAGCACCTGTAGCTGTTTCTTTAACCTTATAAACTTCATTCATATAAGTTTTATAGTTAAAGTATAAAACCTGAATAGTATTGTTATCTTCTTTTTGGTAAGTATGTCTTGAGTTATAATTAGATCTACTGTTAGATTTGTTTTTCATTATATCTTCAAGATCCGCTTCATTTAAGTGAGGAAATTGTTTTGCCAACTCGTTTACTGGTATCGTTTTTACTTCACCTACGTAATATATGTCATCAAAGTATGGTGAGTCAGAATAAGAATAAACTAAGTTTGCTGGATCAACGTAATCTATAGTTACACCTTCAGATGTGTTGAAGTTTGTTTTTACAGCGCCTATACCTAAAACTGTTAAATCGTAGTAAAATTGCTTTTTAATCAACTCGTAATTATTACCTTCAAAAAGAGTTGTTAAAGCCTGCTCCTCAGCTAGCTCAACAGCTTGCTTATAATTAAGCTGCATATGTATTTCTAATTCCTCTGTAGTTTCTGGAAGTGTTTTTTGGTCGTTTTTGTAAAGATCTATATTTAAATTTTGCTTAACTGTATCATTAAAACTTTTGGTCTTCATGTCTTTCATTATAGACTCCATGTGCTCAGTTCTTTTTTCAACACCAAAAATATCTTGAGAAAATGCTTTTACATCATAAGTTCTTTCAGCTATACCATTAACTACAATATCAACAAACTTAGATATAATTGGTACTGGCTTCCAGTCTAAATTTAAATAAGACAAATCACCATTTATAGATAACTCATCTTTATATTTTTGTATTGATTGCTCACCCCTAGCGTATAATCTTAAGTTGTGAAAATCGTTTTGATTATTTCTATATCTATTAGAACTTCTATCGCTGTTAAACCACTCTTGTTCTATTGCTTTACCTACTTTCAAACCATAGTCATAGCTTAGCTTCTCAGCATCGCTAACTGTTTGACTCGGGAAATAACTTCTAATGCCAGACTCTGCCATATTTATTATTTGATTATTTGTGAATTGCTTCCAGTATTACTATACTTAGAAATGTTTATATTTAGTTGTGGTTTTTCAACCTTTGCATTTGGTGCGTATAAATGTCTATTGTTTGCCATTATAGCTAAACCAGAACTTATAGACGCATCATGCTTTGTTCTTTTGTTTATATCAAACCTACTCCAATCGTTTAAAAGCTCGTTAAAATATAAGTCTCCAAACGTTCCATCTTGCTTCATGCCTACATGATCTTGTATATACATCTCAATCGCCGCGGCATGTGCTTGTTTTATATCCTCGCTAGAGTTAGGTATGCCACCTACTTCTTTTTCTGCAACGGACAACTTGTTCCAAATTTTGTCCGGCCTATTCATACTAAACCCTCTATATCCTCTACGTCTCAGGTAGTACAAGAGACGAGGTTTATTGTTCTCTGCGAGTATAGGCATCCCGTAAAATACTAAAGCCATTAGAACGTCCTCAAAGAACATCTCGGCTGTTGGTGGTCTTGATAGGTACTCTAAAAAGAAACTGTTCGCTGGAGCATCTTCCATACTAAACCTAGTTAAACCGTGTAAAGCTCCTTTTGATCCTTCACCATCTACAGTTCCTGATATATCATAACTATCACAACCAAATGCTCCCATATGCTCATTACCTGGGTATTTAATACCATTTTTAAGTATGACTCTGTTTTGTATTTGTGATGGTGGTACCCAGCTTACTTTAAACCTACCTTTAGGATCTGGATAAAATATTACTTGTGAATCCTTTATACCGTTAACCCATTGGAAATTGCCTTTAGTTATACCTAGTGTTCTAGACATTTCCTCGTTGTAATCTATCTGCTCGTATAATTTAACCAAGTTAAATATACTATTCTTAGTCTCATCTCTGAACGCGTGTTCAGTTGTTCTTGGGAACTGGCGGTAAAATTCATTTAAAGCGTCTTGATCATCTTTTAAACCATCTACTTCGTTTTGCCAGTTATCTATTACGCCTACATCTATTAGTTCACCGTCTGGGGCGAACACGTCGATATCAGGAGTAGTGAAAACTGGAATTCCGTGCTCATCAATAAATCCTTCGTAGTTCCATTCCATTGGGATAAACAAAGAGTATAAAC